CTTTGAAAGAGCATGTTCTCGATGAATTAATGCAACCCAAGCTCGAACACGAACATATTAACGTAGGTTCAAGAGTTAAAAAAAAAGGGCTTAAGGGTTACGATGCTGCACAAGTAGGTAATGTTACCGAATTTGACGGAGATACTGCTACTGTAAAGTGGGATAACGATTCTATAGAACACGTACAGGTAAATATTCTTACCAAAAAAGAAATCCCGCAGCATCCAGAAGCAGCCGAAAGGTTTGGTAGGATTCCAGATAGTCCTTTCATGAAGAGACAAGAAGCAGAAAAGGTAAAAGAGAGTGAGGAAGATAAAAAAAATAGGCTTAAAAGCTTGAAAGAGAAAATAGTAAAAGCTATGAAAGAGGAGCTGTACGACGACCCTACAAGTACAACGGATAAACCAATTGTAGCAACAAGTCCTCAAAGTAAGAGCGCTCTTACAAGAGCAGGAATGAAAGCAATTCCGGGCACAAAAGACGTTAAATAGTATGAACAAACAAGTCTTAATAGAGTATCTTCCTTTCCAGCCTATGCCTCAACAACTTCGCGAGGCTAGAGTAAATCCGAATGGAAAATTTCTCGTAGCCGGTAAGGTACAGGCAGCAGACAAGCCAAACGCAAATCATCGTATTTACGACTACGGTACCCTACGCAAGCAAGTACAGCTTTATATTGACGGACCTGTGTTAGAGAGAAGAGCTCTTGGTGAATTAGATCATCCAGAATCTTCTGTTATTAATCTTAAGAACGTTTGTCATAACATTACAAGGTTATGGTGGGAAGGAAAAGACCTTTACGGTGAATTTGAAATTTTAGATACTCCTTCCGGAAATATTTTAAAGCAGTTATTCTTAAACGGCATTAATGTAGGTGTTTCTTCCCGTGCTATGGGATCGGTAACACCAATTGGTGAAGGTTTAGTGCAAGTAGAGGATGATTTAGAATTAATTTGCTGGGATTTTGTATCAACACCATCCACATATGGTGCTTATGTAAAACCAGTAGACGGATTAAACGAAAGTTACAACCCACAAGTCCAAGATAATACTAAAAATTCTATTAATAGGTTAATCTCCGACATTATCTGTACGCAGTCAGGTATCTGCTGTATTCAGTAAATCTAAAATAAAATGAAACAGCAACTTAACGAAATTAAAAGACTGCAAGAACTTGCAGGTGTTGTTGAAAATGAAGTAACCTCCTTAGACGATCCAAATGTTTACGATGATGTTCCTTCTGTAAGACTTACTATAGACGACGAACACGGAAAAGATGTAATGTTCGTAGAAATAAACGGGTTTTTTCATGATGAAGGAAACGGTAAGATAGCGTTACTAAAAAATAATAAACCACTACAAGACCTTCTAGCAAAAACACTGCAATCAGAGTTTCAAAAAGCATTTAGAAGAGCCGTACACAGCGTAACAGGAGAACCTTTCGGTATAGCCTAAAAATTTTTACTGAGAATCAAGGTTTCCCTCTCTGGGCTGATATTTATGATCGTACGCCATCCTAATATGGTGTCTGATTTTTTTTATACCCCTTATATTGCTACCACTCTAATTAGCAATTCCCGAAACAAATTTAATGATGGAAAATCAAGAATTGTTTAAACAAGCAATCCTTGACGCAAAGGCTGTTCGTGAGACCGCTATGGCTGCCGCCAGAACTACTCTCGCCGAACATTTTGAGCCTTTCATCAAGGAAACCATGGTTAAAACTTTATCTGAAGAAGAAGGCACAGGTAAATTTTATGCACCTAGTTACATTGCTCAAAAGTACGGCGCTGAAAAAGCTAAGGAAATAGAGCAAAATATTTTCGATGCTGAAGAAAGTGAAAACAACCCAAATTTATGGGACCTATTTACTTCTATGGAATCAGCAGAAGAAGTAGATGATTTTGTAAAAGATTTTATGAGTGAAGCAAAACATTCAGAAATGGATGAAGCTACTCTCGAAGAAATTCTCGCTGAGCTTAATGCTCTATCCGAAGACATGGAAGGTGATCTCGAAGAAGGTCACGTTAAATCTGACGGATATGATGGCAACAAAGGCAAAGGCGGAACTGGTTACAATGAAAAAGCCAAAGTATCTCACGGCGATCACAAACTTCACGAAGCTGAAGAAGATGAAGACGAGGAAGATGCGGAAAAAGACGACAAAGCTGAAAAAGCTGGTATGAACTTTACCAAAGACATGGAAGCTGTTGGAGATGAGCAAGAAGTAGTAGACATTACCGTAGGAGATTTGAAAGACATCATTCGTGATGTATTCATGCAACTACAAGGTGGTGCTGATATGGGTCCTGCTCTTGATGCCGATACCGACCTTGCTGCTGATTTAGGCGGCGAAGAAGGAGAGAGCGATGAAATTTCACTTGATGAAATTCTTGCTGAACTTGAAGAAGAAAGTAAAGTAGAAGAAGGTGCTGCTGCCGGTGAAATTCCTGGCGGACAGATTGATTCTAAAGCTGGTGATGTTTACAAGGTTGAACAGATGAAAAAAGAACTTAACGAAGCCGTTAAGACTATTAAAACTCTTAAAACCGAGTTAAACGAAATCAACTTGTTTAGTGCCAAGCTTCTCTACGTTAACAAAATCTTTAAAGCTAAGAATCTTTCTGAAGCCCAAAAGACAAAAGTTATCAACGCATTTGATAGAGCTGAGTCTGTTAAAGAAGTAGAAAATACTTACAGGACTTTACTTGAATCTGTTAGCGCTGAGACTAAAAAGAGCTCCCTTAAGGAGTCTGTAGGTTTTGCATCAAAACCAATTGGTCACGCTCCAGCTAGGCCAATCGTAGAAGCTGATGCCTTCGTATCAAGATGGCAGCAACTTGCTGGAATTAAATAATTTCTCAAAACTAAACATTTTAAAAATGTCAAACCTCGTACAATCACTTCTTGAAAGTGCTAACCCATACCAAGATCAGTTGGGTACTAGCCAGAAGCTTGCCAAGAAGTGGGCCAAATCTGGCCTTCTTGAAGGTTTAAAAGATTACGACCGTAATAACATGGCCGTTATTCTTGAAAACCAAGCTAAGCAACTCGTAATGGAACAATCTTCTACTGGTGGTAACGTAACCAACGGTGCTACTTTCACACCAGGTAATGGTGAGCAGTGGGCTGGTGTTGCTCTTCCTCTTGTTCGTAAGATCTTCGGTCAGATCGCTTCTAAAGAATTCGTTTCTGTACAGCCAATGAACCTACCTGCCGGTCTAGTATTCTACTTAGACTTCCAGTATGGTAACAACGTTCCTAAGCCGTTCGTAGCTGGTCAATCCGTTTACGGTACTTTGAACCAAACTCCTAACAGCGGATTCGGTAACTTAGCTGAAGGTGGTCTTTATGGAACTGGTCGTTATGGCTATTCTATCAACCAGTTTTCTGCTTCTGCAGGTACAGTAACCTTAACTACTGCATCCTTCCAGAACGTTAACTTCAACACCATCTACTCTAGTTCAATCGTTGCTGGTGAGATTAAGCAGATTGCTGTACCTACCGCTTCTTTAAGCACACCAGACCTTAACGGTATCCGTGCTTTCGAATTAAGCGCTAGTGTTAACCTCAATCCAAGTACTACTCTTAACGAGTTTACAGCACTTTCTGGCGGTAATATCCTCTTCTACGTTACTGCTTCTACTACTCAAGCAGTTGCAGCCACTTCTTCACTTTGGGTATGGTACAATAAAGCTACCAACTTCCAAACTCGTGGTGACTTCGAAGATGCTCCTAATGATACCCCAACTCCGTTCTCTAACCCGAACGCTGCTTCTGATTCTGAAATCGTGATCCCTGAGATCAACGTTCAGATGAAATCTGAAACCATTTCTGCTAAAACTCGTAAGTTGAAAGCACAATGGACTCCAGAATTCGCTCAAGATTTGAATGCTTACCATTCTCTTGATGCTGAAGCTGAATTGACTGGTATGCTTTCTGAGTACATCTCTCTTGAGATTGATCTTGAGATCCTCGATATGCTTATCGAGAACGCTCAAACTACTGCTAACTGGTCTGCTCAAATCGGTAACCAAATCAATGCTGCTGGTAACGCCTTCGTAACTAATACTGCTGGTGCTTACTACAACCAAATGTCTTGGTTCCAAACTTTAGGTATTAAGCTTCAAGCTGTATCTAATAAGATCCACCAGTTGACTCTTCGCGGTGGTGCTAACTTCCTTGTATGTTCTCCAACTGTAGCTACTATCTTGGAATCTATTCCTGGATTTGCAGCTGATACAGACGGTGCAGCAGACACTATGAAGTATGCATTCGGCGTACAGAAGATCGGTGCTCTCAATAGTCGTTATAAGGTTTACAAGAACCCATACATGACTGAAAATACAATCCTTATGGGCTTCCGTGGTAACCAATTCCTTGAATGTGGTGCCGTTTATGCCCCGTACGTACCATTGATCATGACTCCGTTGGTGTACGATCCAAATACCTTCACTCCAAGGAAAGGTATTATGACTCGTTACGCTAAGAAGATGATCCGTCCTGAGTACTATGGTAAGGTGAATGTATCTGACCTTCAGGTAGCTCAAGCTAGCTAATTAATTTAGATAGCAGAATATAAAGACCGGCCCCGTAAGGCCGGTTTTTTATTTATGTTTAGAGGATATTTATATAAAAATAAGTTTATGCTTCAAACAGGGAATGGAAACAATAGAAAACCGAGAAATCAAATTAAGTTTCAAGTTACGTTAAATGAAGAACAAAAAGTCGCAAAAGCTATTATTTTAGAAAATAAAATAACTGTTTTAAAAGGTGGTGCAGGATCAGGAAAATCGATGGTTGCCGCTCAAGTAGCTTTAGATCTTTTATTTACGCATCAAGTAGAAAAGGTGATACTGACACGACCGGCTGTAACAGCAGGAGAAGAGTTAGGATTTATGCCCGGAGATAAGGATGCTAAATTAGCTCCTTACACCGCTGCAATTTACGATAATATGTACAGGTTGTATAGTAAAGATAAAGTTGATAAAGAAATCTTAGAAGGCAGAATAGAAGTAATTCCGGTAGCCTTTATGAGAGGTCGGAATCTATCAAACTGCTGTGTAGTAGTTGATGAAGGACAAAATATATCACACCGTCAAATGGAATTAATTCTGGGCAGATTGTGTGAAGGTTCGAAAATGATTATTTGCGGAGATACAGCCCAAATTGACCTAAAAGATAAGAAAGTATCAGGTTTTGGGTTTATATGTAACAACTTAACGAACGTAAAAGGCTTTTCAGTTGTAACTTTAAAAACTAACCACCGTGATCCAATTGTAGAAGATATCTTAAGAATCTACATTGATCATAGAGACTAATTAATATGGCAAATCCAATAATTTACGACGGTAGTCCGGGGCCTATATCAGGTAGTACCCCTTTCGGATTTTATGATAATGATACAGAGTACCAGTCTGATGGACCTAGAGTAGCTAATTACTGTGCTAGGAAGTTAGGGTATCCGGTACTGGATGTAGAATTAGACGATTTAAACATTTATGCTTGCTTTGAAGAAGCAGTATCAATCTACGCAGAAGAACTTTACCAGTTAAAGATTAAAGATAACTATCTTACTCTAGAAGGTCAACCTACTTCTTCCTTACTCAACAACACTGTCGTTTCTCCTAACTTAACCAATATGGTTAATATCTCTGAAACCTACGGACAGGTAGCAGGAGTAGGTGGATTTATTAGTTGGAGTAGTGGTTCATTACCATTACTATCAGGGCAACAGAACTACAATGTTTATAATTGGGCTACAGGATCCTTAGGAATGAATCCAACAGATAGAATTGTAATTCAAAGGGTAATGTATCAAGCCCCGCCTGCAATTTACGGTTACGGCTACGGTAGTTATTATCCACAGTTAGGTGGTGCAGGTGCTTGGCCTGGTGATTGGGGTGGAGCTGGTGTTGGAGTTGGCGGTGGCGGTAATAGTACAACTTACTTCCCTATATTTTGGGATATTCAAAGGATACAGCAGTTAGAAATGTCAAATGACGTACGATTACCTGAATGGAGTTTTGAACTAATCGGTACTAATCTTAGAGTAACTCCTGTACCGTTAGGTAATTATACTGGTAATTATGGAGCTTGTCTATCAATACAGTATGCATTCCAGTCTGACTTAATGAGTTTGACTAAAAATAGCCCTTACGGTGCTAATAAAGGGTTGGTAGCTAATCCAAGTCTCGCACCTTACGGCTTGATTACTTACTCGTACATAAATCAACCAGGTAAGCAATGGATTAAAGAGTATACAGCTGCATTAACTTCTGAGCTACTCGGTTTAATCCGCGGAAAATATCAGACTGTACAGATACCGGGTGCAGAAACTATACTCAACTACGCCGACTTGATTAACCGGGGACAGGAAATGCAAAAGGATTTAAGAGAGAAATTAAGGTTAGATCTTGAAGACATGTCAAGACAGAAGCAGCTTGAAAGAAAACAGTCAGAAAACAGTTCTCTCAGTGATACATTAAGTAACATACCTTTAATGGTGTATATTGGTTAAACTATGGCTCTATTCGGTACAGTACGAGACGCAATAATGCAAATTGGAGTAGCTTCGGAGTTTGTAGGTAACGTAGTTACCCAGCAAATAGGCTACTACAGGGTAATTTTAGACCAAACTCCACCTAATGTATACGGTGAAGCTTTGGTCAAAGACTATATTGGTCCAGTTCTCATAAACTGTTTAATAGTAAGAGGAGACTTTGCTACCGTGACTGATAATAATTTCGGACCAGACAGTAGGAGAGAGGTGGATTTTAGGTTTTTAAAGCAAGACCTTGAGTATGCTAACGTAGTACCTGAGACTGGGGACATTGTAATGTATAATGAGTTATACTATGAGGTAGACAATGTAAATGAAAATCAGTACTTCCTAGGAAAAAATCCTCAATATGCTTATTCTCAAGGATTAAACAACTTTGGTGCAAGTATTTCGATTATACTAAATACTCACTTTACAACACCGGAGAGGTTAGGAATAACAAGACAGAGATTATAACATGGCACAACAAGTTAGACCGCAGACACGAAAGGAGTTCATGGATAAACTCTATGTTCCAACTGATCCTCAGTATGGAAATCCTAATATTACCTTCTCGGAACCCTTCAAACCAGGGCAGCCAGAGTTCAACCGTGCCTACGAGACTGCCTACGAGCCTACTGGAGATAAAAAATTCTCTGTTGGCATTAAAGACATTGACGAAGCTATTATGTACTACTTCAACAATGTACTAAAGTTGACTGTAGTTCAAAATAATTCAACAGTCTTAGTTCCTGTTATATACGGTTCTCCTGAAAAATGGAAGTCAATACAGCATGACGGCTATTACCGTGACGGAGTTTCAAGAATCATGTCTCCTTTGTTAGTATATAAGAGAGCTTCTGTAACTCAGAACCGTACTTTAGGTAATAAACTAGACGGTAATCAAGCCAGTAACGTGCAGCTTTTTGAAAAAGCTTACTCAAAAAGAAATATCTACGATAACTTTAACGTCTTACGAAATCAAAAGCCTCAGAAGGAATTTGCTATAGTAGTAACTCCTGACTACGTGACTGTAAACTATAGTTGTATCATTTGGACTAACTATGTAGAGCAGATGGATAAACTAATCGAAGCAATTAACTTTGCCTCTAATTCTTACTGGGGAGACCCTTCTGCTTTTCAGTTTCTAGCTAAACTTGAGACCTTCAACGACTCGCAAACTTACGAGCAAGGAGAGGATAGACTAGTAAGAACTGATTTTGAATTAAGTTTAAACGGATATCTAATTCCTGACTCGGTTAATGCTTATTTAGCGCAGTTATCTGGAAAAACCTATAATTTGTGTAAAATAATTTTTAACACTGAAAAAGTATTATGAGTACACTAGCAGGAATTGTAGCAGAGATTAACTCACTCACTGGTTACAACGTAACAACCTCTAGTATTCAGGCAGGACCGTCTAGTGTACCGGTTATACAGATGTCGGGTTATGTAAGCAATACGCTAGCAGGAATTGTATCACAGATTAATTCACTTACTGGGTATAACGTTCCAACCGCTAGCGGTATTATTATTAGCTCCTCTACACAACTATCTAGCGGATCAATTAACGAGCTAGTAGACTACGTAAATAACCTAACCGGTTTTAGTATTCCTTATACCAGCGTTACAGTTCAATCAGGCTCAATAACATCCGCCCCTATTGTGCTTTACCAACCAACTCCTACTAGCGGGACTATTCCGACTACCGGTATCTACCCTGGAGCTATTATTGAAGCCGAACATCTACTCAGGATTATAAATGCATTAAATGGTATAAATCCGAACCTTATTATACTGTCAGGAAGCTTGCAAGTCACCGGGTCGGCGAACTTTTCTTCAAGTCTTGTCTTGCCGTTTGTCGATAATGAAAACTTCATTGAATCTGTTAGCGGATCTATGGAAGGAACCAATACTGTTGACGGAGGATCTTTTTAGAGTAACTATTTATTAACGGCTTATATAAGTCCTTGATTAGTATATACTTTTAAAGCGTCCTACATATGGCAGTTAGAATAGAACTGAAACGCAGTTCTGTACCTGGAAAAATACCTGAACTATCGCAACTAGATCTCGGTGAATTAGCGATAAACACTTACGACGGTAAGGTATTTTTAAAGCAGGATACAGGAACTTTTCAGAATATCATTGAATTAGCTTCTACAAGCGGTAGTGTTGTAAGTGCCTCTTATGCTAGTTATGCCGCTATGGCAGGAACTGCTTCGTATGCTATCTTTGCCCAACAAGCCCAATCAGCCTCTTACTCCTTAAGTAGCTCTTTCGCTACTAGTGGATCATATGCAGTAAGTAGCTCTTTCGCTATTAGCGCTTCCTACGCTGTTTCTGCCTCACACGCACCCTCTTCCACAACAGCTTCTTATGCAATTTCAGCATCACATGCCGAGACAGCTGAAACAGCTTCTTCTGCCGATCAATTTCAAGTAAGAGGATTACTAACAGGGTCTAGCGCAACATTCAGTAGTAATATAACAGCCAGTAACGCTCTTATTCAAGGAACTATAACAGCGCAGACTCTAGTAGTCCAAACTATTAGTTCTT